GCCTGTACGAGATCTGGTATCGCAAGTGGGTGCGCGGCCATGTGATGACGCTGCCCAACGGCACCTCTCTGGAGGTCGACTTCGACAACCCCCGGCACCAGGAGGCGATCGTCTCTGGCATCGCACAGGTGCGCGAGGCCACGTTCCAGAAAGTCCGGTTGGCCTGGTACACCGGCCCGCATTTCCTGTACGACGTGCCATCGCCGTACAAGCACAACATGTTCCCCTACGTCCCGTTCTTCGGGTACAGGGAAGACCTGACGATGGTGCCCTACGGCCTGGTCCGGTCGATGGTGAGCCCCCAGCAGGAGATCAACGCGCGCAAGTCGAAGATGCTCTGGTCGCTGAACTCGCGCCGGGTCATCGCCGACAGCGACTCCGTGGTCGACCACTCGCGCACGATGCAGGAGGTTGCCCGGCCGGACGCCTACATCATCCTCAACGCCAAGCGCAACCCGAAGTCCAGCTTCAAGGTGGAGCCCGGCGGCGAGCTCGCGACCCAGCAGTTTCAGGTCATGCAGGAGGCCAAGCAGGAGATCGCCGAAGCGTCTGGAATCCACAAGAGCATGCAGGGTC